ATGAAAGAGATGGAAGCAAAGACAGAAAACAGATATGAGTACAGAAAACCACAGGAAAAGAGGAAACAGATGATAGCACCGGATTTATTTGAATTTGCATATGTACCGGATTGGTACGGACATTTAGCGGAATTGGAGAGGTTGGCTCTGCCAGAGTCTTGGAAATTCCGAAAGCCGAGCCGGGAAACAAAAAATACAGACACACCCATTTTAGAACGGTACATACATACAATTTTTTGCAAGCAGGTTATTGATTTTAATTCAGAAAGTGATCCCAGAAAGGCAGACAGTATTTTTCATTTGGAGAATGAATGTGTCTGCTTCCATTTGCAGTGGCAATGTCACTGCCGGAATCACGGGAAAATTAGTGAATAAATAACTTGCTATTTCCTCCATTCAGAGTGATATATGTAGTACCAAATTGAATGGAGGAAAAGCAAATGAAGGTAAAAACAACAGCAGAAAACAGAAAAGACGTTGTAAAAGCGATAGAGGAAATCCTTAATGTAAAAGCAAAATATCAGGGACCACCATCCTTTGGATACAAGGTCGGGGAGTATACAGTGGATCGTGATGGAAATGTGGAACACGAATCCGAGGAGGCAGCACTTACCATGCAGAAAGAATTAGTAGCGAGAGGTCTTGCTGAAGGCGAAGCAGACAGACTTAATATTGGGATTCCGATAGAGGGATTCACAGCAGAGGGTATTAAAAATCTTATTTACATGATTCACAGCAAACAGTGCCTTTTGGAAAAAGCAGTCGGAAAAGAGGTATTCAGAATTTCCGATAAGCTGGTAGAGAGACTGGATGCGGAAGAAAACATACCACTTGAGAAAGTGATACAGATTGCGGAAGAAGAAAGTATAGAGGGGCTTGCCTTTGAGGATGACAGAATATGCTTCTGCGGATTTCCGCTGAACGAGGATGAAGCGAGAGCCTATGCTGAATTGGCAGCTTGCATGGCAAAGACGGCAAAGGAAGCAAAGAGAGTAAGTCCAAAGGCTACCATCGAAGAAAATGAAAAATATTACATGAGAGTCTGGCTTGTCAGAATCGGTCTTGGAGGTAAGGACGGAAAGGACACAAGGAAGGTATTTCTTTCCAGACTGAAAGGGCATACCGCATTCCGAATCGAGGAAGATAAGGAAAAATGGAAAGAACGAAACAGTAAGAAATCCACTGAATCTGCTGAATATTGTCAGGCATATGCGAGGTGGAAAGAAGCAGAGGAATTTATCACGCAGCATGGAACGATTGTGAAGACTCCTAGTGGCTACTGGCAGCAGGTGCCACAGGTATCCATTGCACAGACCTATCTTAAGATTATGAATAAATTTTGTGAGCAGTTCGGACTTACTCCTTCTGCGAGAAGCAGAATTGTTGCAGATACAGCTGAGGACAAAGAAAGTGATGCGATGGAACTTCTCTTGATTAAGGGAGGTGGCAGATAATGTATGATGTGACAAAAGCGGATCATGCGGTCAACTTTATCAATTGTCTGAAGCACACCAAAGGAAAATGGAGGGGAGTTCCGTTTGAACTTCTCTCCTGGCAGGATGAGATTATCCGCACACTATTCGGTACGGTTAAGGAAAATGGCTACAGGCAGTACAATACCTGCTACTGTGAGATTCCGAAGAAAAATGGAAAGTCGGAACTGGCGGCTGCCATTGCATTATATATGACCTGCGGTGACGGGGAATGGGGAGCAGAAGTGTATGGCTGTGCTTCCGACCGCCAACAGGCATCTATTGTATTTGATGTGGCTGTGGATATGGTGGATCAGTGTCCTGCTTTGAAAAAGAGAATTAAACCAGTGATGTCGGTTAAGAGGCTTGTGTATAAACCGACCAACAGCTTCTATCAGGTGTTATCAGCTGAAGCATATACCAAGCATGGTCTGAACGTACACGCTGTTATTTTTGATGAACTTCATGCACAGCCGAACAGAGAACTTTTTGACGTTATGACAAAAGGCTCAGGTGATGCCAGAACACAGCCTTTATATTTTCTGATTACTACAGCCGGAACAGACAGAAATTCGATTTGCTTTGAACAGCACCAAAAAGCTGTTGACATTATAGAGGGCAGAAAAATTGACCCGACATTCTATCCCGTGATTTATGGTGCATCCGATGAGGATGACTGGACGAGCGAAGCCACATGGTATAAAGCAAATCCTTCCCTTGGAAAAACCATCGATATTGAAAAGGTTCGAAATGCTTACATCAGTGCAAGGGAAAATGCAGCAGAAGAAAATATCTTCCGGCAGCTTCGATTAAACCAATGGGTAAAACAGTCCACTCGTTGGATGCAGATGGATAAATGGGATGCGTGTGCATTCCCTGTAAATGAGGAGGAACTTATCGGAAGAACCTGCTATGGCGGTTTAGACCTTTCGAGTACATCGGATATCACTGCATTTGTACTTGTATTTCCACCAAGAAATGATGAAGAAAAATACATCATTTTACCATATTGCTGGATACCGGAAGATAACATGAGACTCCGTGTCAGAAGGGATCATGTTCCCTATGATGTGTGGGCAGCAGAAGGGTGTCTTGAAACTACAGAAGGAAATGTCATTCATTATGGTTTTATAGAGAAATTTATAGAGGAACTTGGAACGAAGTACCATATAAAAGAAATTGCATTTGACCGTTGGGGTGCAACGCAGATGGTGCAGGATTTGGAAGGTATGGGATTTACTGTTGTTCCTTTCGGGCAGGGGTATAAGGATATGAGTCCGCCAACGAAGGAACTTATGAAGCTGACACTTGAGGAGCGAATTGCCCACGGTGGGCATAAGGTTCTCCGTTGGATGATGGACAACGTGTATGTCAGACAAGACCCTGCCGGAAATATCAAAATGGATAAAGAAAAATCCACAGAGAAAATTGATGCTGCAGTAGCAACCGTCATGGCACTTGACCGTGCAATCCGTAATCAGGGTAGCGAGGGAAGTGTATATGATGGCAGGGGAATTCTTGTTTTTTAAGAAAGAAAACCTCTCCGGCAGATGGAGAGGTTTGAAGGATCATGGTTGTGTTTATGTATCGGAATAAGAACTGCATTTTTTTTCCAACATTTTGAAATTACAGCATCTTGTAGCAAGGGAAGAATCCGGCTTGGCAATGCATTTCTGATATAATTTCATGGCTTTGTTTTGCAGAGTGTCTTGAACATTGTCAATTAGAGCTTTTTCTTTCTGGAGCAGGTAGACATAGTCTGTTTTTTCTTTTTCATTACTGAAAGAACGGAAGCTTTCTACCTGATTATATTTTAACTGTGTAAGACAGTTATCAGGAACCGGAATCATATTATTGATATTTAATACCGCATAAAGATATCCGGTGGATTCATCCTGGAGTTTGTGGAAATCCAGACTGTTGGACATCTTCTGATGTTTTGGTTTTGCAGAGGAAATAGGGACATAGTAGTGGAAATCTCCGATAGTAAGAAGAATTCCCACATGGAGTTTCAAACGTTCCCCATATTCCACATATCCGACACGGGAATCAAACTGTGTCAGGTAATTGATGTATTTTTTATCGACAACGTACCAATCCATAAAGTCTCCTGAAAAGTAAAAAAGCGGGTGGATTACTCCACCCACTGCTGTTAACCGATTGTTTTAATTGGACAATCTAACCGCTTTTAAACGAGCATTTTAACTGGACGCTCTAACCGCTGCACAGATATTTCTATCTGTGTTTTTATTATATGCAATTTACAGCAAAAAATCAATGCCTTTAATTGCTAAATTTTTATGAACTTTTTTCGATGTTTATAGATTCGATTTTATCACAGGCAGATACAAAAAGAAAGAGAGGGATAGCAGATGGGAATAAAAAGTTTGTTTGGTTTCGGTCAGGTGAGGGATAAGCCTGTACGGAATTACAGCAATGGTGAGTATACATTCAATTTCGGACGAAGCACCAGCGGAAAGAGTGTCAATGAAATGACTGCTATGCAGACCACGGCAGTTTACGCATGTGTGAGGATTTTGTCAGAGGCGGTTGCATCGCTTCCAATTCATGTATACAGATACAAAGACGGTGGGAAGGAAATGGTTTGCGACCATCCGCTTTATACGCTGCTCCATGATGAGCCAAACCCGGAGATGACTTCATTTGTGTTCAGGGAAACGCTGATGAGTCATCTTTTAATTTGGGGAAATGCGTATGCACAAATCATACGAAATGGGAAAGGCGAGGTGCTTTCTCTGTATCCGCTTCTTCCAAACAAGATGAGTGTGGAGAGGGACAGTAATGGAGTGCTGTATTATGTGTATTCCCGTTATACAGATGAGAATCCCAACATGAAAAAGATGGGAGATATCATCTTAAGGCAGGAGGATGTGCTTCATATTCCCGGACTTGGATTTGATGGTCTTATCGGTTACTCACCTATTGCAATGGCAAGGAATGCTGTAGGTATGACAATGGCCTGTGAGGAATACGGTGCCAGCTTTTTTGCTAATGGTGCAAATCCCGGTGGTGTGTTGGAGCATCCGGGTGTGTTGAAAGACCCGGCAAAGGTAAGAGATTCTTGGAATGCAGTGTATCGTGGAACGACCAATGCCCACAAGATTGCCGTACTTGAGGAAGGGATGAAATATCAGCAGATAGGTATCCCACCGGAGGAGGCGCAGTTCCTGGAAACAAGAAAGTTTCAGATTAACGAAATCGCAAGGTTGTTTCGGATACCGCCACATATGGTCGGTGATTTGGAAAAGAGCAGTTTTTCTAATATTGAGCAGCAGTCCTTGGAGTTTGTGAAATACACACTTGACCCGTGGGTAATCCGATGGGAACAGGCACTTAAAAAATCCCTTTTTCTGCCGGAAGAGAAAAAAGAGTTTTTTATAAAGCTGAATGTGGACGGTCTGCTTCGTGGAGATTATCAGAGTCGAATGAATGGTTACGCCATCGGCAGACAGAATGGTTGGCTGTCGACCAACGATATCCGTGAAATGGAAGATATGAATCCATTACCGGAAGAGGAAGGTGGCAATCTGTATCTTGTGAACGGTGCGATGACGATGCTGAAGGATGCAGGAGCATTTGCCAAAGAGGGAACGGAAAGCACGTCAGAGGAAACCGAACCGCAGCAACCACCAGACAATAGAAACAGAGGAGGTCTACGATGAAACGAAAGTTTTGGAACTGGGTCAGAAATGAGGGGGAAAGAACCCTCTTTTTAAATGGAGAAATCTCAGATGAAACATGGTATGGGGATGAGGTTACTCCTAAGTTATTTAAAGACGAACTGTTATCCGGCGAAGGGGACATTACCGTATGGATAAACAGTCCGGGCGGAGATGTGTTTGCAGCTGCCCAAATCTACAACATGCTGATGGACTATAAAGGCAACGTGACTGTGAAGATTGACGGTCTTGCTGCTTCGGCAGCCTCCGTGATTGCGATGGCAGGAACAAAGGTGCTGATGAGTCCGGTGGCAATGATGATGATTCACAACCCGGCTACGATAGCCATTGGAGATACAGCAGAGATGAAAAAGGCAATTGAGATGCTTGATGAAGTCAAGCAATCCATTATGAATGCCTATGAAATCAAAACCGGATTGAACCGCACGAAAATCTCACATCTGATGGATGCAGAGTCCTGGTTCAATGCAAAGAAAGCTGTGGAACTTGGGTTTGCGGATGAAGTCCTCTTTGATAAGGGAAAAGAGGAAAATCCGGAAGAAAAGGAAGAAGAAAAGGAAGAGGAATTGGAAGCCATCCTGTTTTCAAGGTCGGCTGTTACCAATTCCTTTTTTAATAAGCTGATTCCCGGAAAGCCGGAGAAAAAGGTAAACATTAGCGAGCTTGAAAAGAGGCTCAGTCTGTTAAAGCCATAAGGAGGGCAATGAATATGAGTACAGTATTGGAATTAATGGAAAAGAGAAAGAAAGCATGGGAAACTGCCAAGGCATTTTTGGATTCCAGAAGGGGCAGTGATGGTCTGATTTCTGCAGAGGACAATGCGACTTACGAAAGAATGGAAGCGGATGTGGTGGCACTCGGTAAGGAAATCGAGAGATTGCAGAGACAGGCTGCCATTGATGTGGAACTGGCAAAGGCTACTTCCGAACCAATCAAGGATAAGCCGGGCATGAAGCCGGGGATAAGGGGAGCGGACGTGCATCTGCAGAATACCAGACCGCATTCTGGAATGCGATGCGTAAGAAGAATTATTACGATGTCAACAACGCTCTTTCCATCGGGGAAGATGCCGAGGGCGGTTATCTGGTGCCAGATGAGTTTGAAAGAAAATTAGTGGAAGGACTGGAAGAGGAGAGTTTCTTCAGAAACCTTGCTACTGTGATTAGGACTTCTAGTGGTGACCGCAAGATTCCGATTGTCACAGGCAAAGGCGAGGCGGCATGGATTGACGAGAACGGACAGTTCCCTGAATCTGATGACAGCTTTGGTCAGACATCCATCGGAGCATATAAACTTGCTACCATGATTAAAGTATCAGATGAACTTTTAAATGATAGTGTATTTGACGTTCAGGCATATATCGTAAAAGAGTTTGCAAGACGTATCTCCACAAAGGAAGAGGAAGCATTCTTTGTTGGTGATGGTGCCGGAAAACCTGTCGGTATTTTCAATGCCACCGGAGGTGGAGAAGTTGGTGTAACAACTACGACTGCTAACATCACATTTGATGATGTCATGGATCTGTTCTATTCCTTAAAGGCTCCTTACCGTAAGAATGCGAAATGGATTTTGAACGATTCCACAGTTAAGGCACTCCGTAAGTTAAAGGATTCCAATGGAAATTATATCTGGCAGCCTTCTGTATCTGTAGGTGTACCGGATATGATTTTGAACCGTCCTTATTACACTTCCACATTTGCACCGGAAGTGGCAGCAGGAGCTACACCTCTTGCATTTGGTGATTTTTCATATTATTGGATTGCAGACCGTGAGGGCAGAAGTTTCAAGCGTCTGAATGAACTTTATGCAACCACAGGACAGGTAGGTTTCCTTGCAAGCCAGAGAGTGGATGGAAAGTTGATTCTTCCTGAAGCTGTGAAACTGCTTAGTATGAAGTCTGCGTAAGATAGAAATTTGGTATGAATGCAGGTTTATGTGCAGTTGCTATTTCATATTATTTAGGGGTTGGCAATGATGCACTTAAAGCGTATGAACTTGGCAAAAGAAGTGTTGAGGAATATCCAAATTCGGTGACTTATAATAGTTTAGGCTGGGTATGTTTAACACCAGAAATTAATAGGAAGGATATTGCAGTTGGATTTTTTGAGAAAGCAATAGAATTAGCAGAAGATGAAGAATTGAAAAAAGATATTACTGGAAATTATTTTATTGCTTTGCTGGAGAACGAACAATTTAAAGAGGCTGAAAAAGTTATGTGTGATTTGATTGAGGAACATCCATGTAATCAAAATTTTTCAAATTATGCAGAACTGTTGAAACGGCAAGGGAAATTAGAAGATGCATTGGAATGGGGAAAAAAAGCGCTTTTTATTGTAGAGGATGATACAACATTATTAGTTGTTGCTGATATTTATAAGAAAATGAAGCAATACGAGAATGCAGTTTTTATGTATCAAAAATGCTTTGAACATATTAGTGTAGATGAGAATGTTTATCAATTTCAAGATATAACTGGAAAGCAATTGTATTCAATAGCATCTAACAATAGTCTTGGCATGATAATGTTTGAAGCTTTAAAAGGAATTATTTCAGCATATAGTTTTTTGAGAGAATATGAGCAAGCAAAAGCATATTTATTAATTGCGAAAGAAAGAATGCCTCAAAAAAGTGAGTGGGAAATATGGGAACAAACCTTACCAGAGATAGAAAGTGCAAATCAGCGTTATATAGAAATTAAGGAACAACTTAGTCAAAACAGTAAAAAAGCTGTAGAGCAGAAACGTTCTGTTCGCCAGTGGGCGCTTCAATTGATACAACTTCAGAATAATTCTGGACAATTAAATCTGGATGAAAACGATGATTGGGATAAATATTTAGAAAAAATGGACGAGGTTCTCAATCAAATGGTCCAGGCGGTAAATAAAGATAGTATCATATATCAAAATAGCCGGAATTGGGTTAATTCAACATATGCACATCTTGATGCAGATTCAAAGGAATTTTTAATTACAGCAGAAACTCTTTATGAAATACATAAAATGAGCATTATCGATTTTGCACCTATAATAGTGGAATATTGTAAGGTTGTTGAAAAGCAATTAAGGGTACTGTTGGGAAGTCTAATACCTAGCAGTATGCACATGCTAGGACAGATAATCGGTGTGATTTCGACAAATAATATACATCCTTATACCTTATATTTGTCAGATTTACGAGCTGTAAATCAATTGCGTAGAAATAGTGCGCATACAGGATTATTAGTAAAAAATGATGCAGACACGATAAGAAATATTCTCTATGTAAATAATTTACTTAATAATCTTGTTTGATTATGCCATAATCGGGGCGGAAGCTATCCTATCCCCCTAAGTGGGGTATGAACCTTTTCGCAAAAGGTGACGGTTTCGCTATTTAGTATAAGAAGTAACTTTCACCGCATGTGGAGACGGTTGTTTTATTAACCCACGAAAAACCTACGTCATACATTGAGGTTACTATGGATTATGATATGATAGTTTCTGAATATAAGCCGAAAGTGAAAGTAACATATAAAATGATTATGGATTATATACAGGAGAAATATAATATCAGTGTGAAAAGTACCACTATAGCAGAAGTTAAACGTTCATTAGGGCTTGAAGTTGGAGATTATAACAAGAAAGACGGGGAAATAAATTATAGAAAGCAGAAAATTACGCCTGAGAGACAAAACGCTGTTGAAGAAGCGTTAAGGCATTTTGAAATAATCGAATAATTTAAACATTAGCATAAAGGCATTACTGATTGTGAAATACAGTTAGTAGCGCCTTTTTTTTAGTGCTTAAAAAGAGTATATAAAAAATCGTTCACCAAAATTGGCGAACATAAAAATACACTCAAACCAGAAAGGAATAAAACCAAATGGCTAAAATTGATAATGCAGTACGCATAGTGGAATTTGAATCAGAATATGACCTTTATTCTCAGATGGAAAATGATCTGAATACATATTTTAATGAAGAATATACAAAATGTTTCAAACTGAAAAATTTCCAGTTGATAGACAGGAATCATGCAATCCTTTATTTTGAGGAAGACCCGAATATAATCATGTCCAGATTCATTTACAATGGAGAAGTATTAGATGTAGAAGACATACTGGGAATTAACTTTTTCAGCTTACAGGAAATTTTACTCATAGACAGTCTTGGAGTCATTACCATAAGCGATACAGAATATGACATTGAAAAAATAGAATATACAGTTGATATCTATGGTTCAAGACATGCAGATATCTATTTGAGTTGA